GCGGCAAGGAGGATTTACCCAGCTTGAGCTGGCGACCTCCTGCCGACCTAAGGATTTACCCAGCTTAGGCTGGCGACCTTAGGAATTTGATAACCGGTTAAAAGCGGGAAAGCCCTCGAACAAACCCTCCCGCGTATGCCTAAGACAGTAGATAGATCACTGAGCCTTAGAACAGAACATAGAACGTAGAATCATGGCGCCTTCCAGTACCTTGGCATTCTTGACCCCTGCTCCATCGATGAGTGCGAGTGCATCCAATACCTTGGAAGTCATCTCCACCTCGGATGAAGTCATACGCGCTAGTACCCGACCACCCTTCGATTTCAACTGATCCTTGTCACGCTTGGATGCGACAGCGTTGCGAATTACGCAAGAAGCTTCCCAAGACGTCTGGGGCATTGGACCGCTGACGATTCCACGATCCATGAGTGCCTGAATACGACCTTGCTGTGCAGGAGAGATAGGTTTGATTTGCTGAGTCATGTGAAGCTCCTTAGAGAAAAAAACAACGATTGAGGTGTAGAAAGGGAACTGCCCCCTTTCACGATTAGTGAAGGGGCAGTTACCGTTGGTTGTTGAACCAAGAATTGGCTAGGGCTTGAACGCGGTGGTTCTGAGCGATGCGTTCCTGCATGATGTTCCAAGCCCACATGTATTCCTCGCGGCTTGTGTTTGGGTTGTCGAGAATCTTCTGTAAGTACTGAATGCTCATGATCACCTCCATAGGTTTGTGATTGGGAAAGGGAAACGCCCCCTTTCGCAGAAAGGGAAGGGGCGGAGCCCGCTGTGTCGGTTCCTGAAGAGGGGAACGGAGGGAGGAGTCAGTTGGGAAAAAACCAAGGAAATCTACGGGGGAATACGCACGCGAGTCCCGTATCTCAGGCTGAGATGTACTCGCAACAGCGATCTCCCGAGGAAAGTGTGCTCAGTTACAGCACAGTCACCCTGAAAACCGTTGAAAACACTGATGGTTCTACTCATTACGAGTCGGATGGATGTATGTCCGATGCATATACACCAGCACTCCTAGGGGCACGGGACCACGAAGTGCATCAGGGTGGGGTCTTGGATCCAGCTGTATCCCCTATGCACACGCGTCCTTCATTCCTCATCAAAACACCATCAAAGATGCAGAGTCGTGTGCTATGTTTTATTGTGTTGCAATTAAATAAGTGAAGCGAGCAAAGCTATGAAGATAAAAGCAGCGGTGTCATTCTTGGGTAAGGTGTGTTTATGTTTGGCGTTCGGTATGAGTAGTGGTTACGGACAGCCGATTACGAAACTGCGCTGTGAGAACTTTGCGTCAAAATGGGAAGTGACAATTGATTTCGACACACAACTAATCTTTACTAAGATGCAGGTTGATGGTGTCCCTGCTTTTGTTGATGCGTGGAGAATTGTGCAATCGGGGGACAGGTTCATACGAGGCAACTTCATTGAAGTGGATAAGCGAACAAAGAAGACAACAATTTCGGACAGATTGTCAGTTCTGATTGATAGGTACGATTCCAAGTTGCTCTGGGGAGATCTGAGCGACGACAATAAAACACCGCTGCAGTTTGACTGCGTTAAGGTTGATAGGAAGTTTTGACCTTAACGACGGTACTCATGCACAACCACCGACGCTTTGAATGTCAGAAACTCGACAGTCTTTCTGACGCGGGAGATCCGGAATCCGCTGGCGTGTAATCCGGAATCACTAGGGTGGCCCGGGGTGGACCAAATGGACACTCACCCCGGGGGCTTCAATCGGGGTGGTTTGTTTTTTATGGTGTGCTAATAGCAAACAAGCTATGCTAATATATTAGTAAATTAGCGATACTGTGCACATATAGCGGAGTAGCGCAGCGGTAGAGCGCGGGACTCATAATCCCGAGGTCGGTGGTTCGAATCCATCCTCCGCAACCATCAAGACCGTAGAGCCGCCCCGCCTTAAACCGGGAAGCAATGCTGACGGCAACGAGGGCCGAGCATTCACTTGCTCATTCGGTAACCGAGCCGGAGGGCGCCCTCACCTATTTCAATCTAGGGAAGTCTTATGCTCACTGTAGAAGAGCTGCAGAGGTTCTTAAACCAAAGCAGTGCATTGGCAGGGATTGAGGTTGCTTATGAAAGCGATCTGAAGCGAGCCATTGCGCCTCAGGTGGTGTTGTTGACCGGGATGGTCAATATCGATGGCGACCCGCACCTGTTCGAAACAGAGATCAACCTCATGGAATTCAACAGCAGGGAGGATCTACTCCTCCTCGGCTCCGCGATCCTGAAGGCATTTGACCGGGCCGGGGTACAACAACTGGGATAAGAGATGGCAGCAAGAATCAAAAAGATCCGTCACGACGAGAACACAAGGCTGAAGATCCAAGCGGCTCAGCTGATCAATCGTCTGACCAACCATGCCAACGGAGAGGTTGATCTTTCCGCTACGCAGGTTCGGTCTATTGAGATTCTGTTGCGAAAGATTCTTCCTGATCTATCTGACGTCAAGATGGAAGTGGACGCACAGCCGATCACTTTCCAGCTCGACCTGTCGGGCAAGAAAAGACGCGACGAGGACGACTGATGGGTCACGCCCCTGACTGGATGCGCAACAACTACAGTAAGGTCAAGCGCATGGCCGATGGTGGTGATCTGCGCCTGCCAAATATAGATGCCGACGATACAAGAGATACTCAGGTCGATACCTATTCGTTCTCGGATGTCCGTGGCGTTCCAAACGTAGGAGGTCGAATCGCAAAAGATTTAGGCTACGGAAACAAGGTCAGCCTAGAGGGCTCTGTTGGCGGCTACTCCGAAAAAGATGAATACGGCAAAAAAGTGTCCGAACTCAACCGCTACCACCGCCTTGGTTACTCCAAAGAGCTAGAGGGCGACAGGGAAATTGGGGTTGGCGTTTCTGGCTACGGCTACAAAGGCGAACGCGGCGGCTACAAGTTTGAGGGCAGTAATGACCTTTCTACTGGCGACGTGCGCTACCGCAGTGGAGACACCGAGGTGGGCGCCTCGTATACCCCAGAGGGCAAGCGAGTGCAGATTACTTTTAGAAAACGGTTCTAGTGGAAGTCATCAAATACGCACCCCCGGGAAAGAATGCTGCGAAGTTCCACGAATCAGATGCGTTTGTACGTGGCCTCATGGGCCCGGTGGGTTCTGGGAAGTCCTCCAGCTGCTGCGTTGAGATTGTGGCTAGAGCCCTTCGCCAGAGACCATCTCGCGATGGCATTCGTCGTTCTCGCTGGCTGATCATCCGAAACACTTACCCGGAGCTGAAGTCCACCACCATCAAGACTTGGGAGACTTGGTTCCCGGCGAACGTGGCGCCCATCAAATGGGATACGCCGATCACCTCGACGATGAAGATCAACAACATCGGGGACGGCACCGGTCTGGAACTCGAGGTCATGTTTATGGCGCTCGACAAGCCGACCGAGACCGGCAAGCTGCGATCGCTCGAATTGACAGGCGCATGGATAAACGAAGCCTCCGAGGTTCCCAAGGAGATCTTCGATATGGTCACTCAGCGGGTTGGACGATTCCCGTCGAAGCTGCAGGGTGGGCCGAGCTGGTGCGGGATCATCCTCGACACCAACCCCTGCGACGACGACCACTGGTACTACAAGCTGGCCGAAGAGGAGCGTCCGACTGAGTGGGAGTTCTTCCGTCAACCGGGCGGGTTGATGCGGGATGCCGAAGGCAACTACAGCCCAAACCCCGATGCAGAGAACGTCTTCAATCTGCCGGGTGGCTACAGCTACTACCAGCAGCAGGTTCCCTCGAAGTCGGAGGACTGGATCAATGTTTTCCTTTTGGGGAATTATGGATCCACCAAAGACGGTAAGCCGGTCTACCCAGAGTACAACGACAAGGTGCACTGCCTCAGCAAGAATGTCGAGGGCGAACGCGGCCTACCGATCGTGCTGGGGTGGGACTTTGGTTTGACCCCGGCTTGCGTCATCCTGCAAGTAACAGGAAGAGGGAAGATTATTATTCTGGATGAACTGGTATCAGAGGATATGGGTATCCGCCAGTTCGCTAATGACATCGTGAAGCCGGTGCTGATGAACAAGTACAACGGCTTCCAAATCCATTCAGCAGGAGACCCGGCAGGAAACATCCGAGCCCAGACCGACGAGCGCACTTGCTTGCAGGAGCTGCTCGAGGCAGGGATCTACACAGAGCCAGCCGCCACCAACGACTTCATCCCACGGCGCGAATCCGTTGCCTTCTTCATGACGCGGATGATGGATGGTGAGCCAGCGTTCCTGTTGAACCCTAGATGCACGAACCTAAGGAAAGGCTTCCTTGGGCGCTACAAGTTTGAGCGGGTCAAAGCTTCTGGCACCGCTCGCTACAAAGACAGACCCGTCAAAGACATCTACTCGCACATCCAAGATGCGCTGCAGTACGCATGCTTGAAGGTTAGGGGCGGTTTGACGCCCGCAAGAGCTAGGGCAGTTACGAAGAGATCCTCGAAGGGTTGGACCTAGATGGGAAACAAATGAGCTATGTGAACGAACAACCTCCGGTTGAGATAGACATCAAGGAAGACGGCAACGAGATCAGTAACCCGGGTTTCGAGAGCAACCTTGCTGCCTATGTGCGCCAGTGCTGGAACGAGGCGAAGACCGCCAAGACTCAGATCACTGAACGACTGCTCCGTTGCGAGCGTCAGCGCCGGGGTGTGTACGACCCAGATCACGAAGCCGACATCCGGAAAACCGGTGGCAGCGACATATTTATGATGCTTACAGACGTCAAATGTCGCGCTGCTGAGTCATGGATCAAAGATGTGATGCTCAATCAGCAAGAGCGTGTCTTTGACCTGACCCCTGCCAAGATCCCCCAAATGCCACCCGAGATGAAGCGGGCGATCGTGGATCTGGTACGCACCGAGGCTGAGGAATACATTGCCGAAGGCGGCGAGCTGCACCCTGAGGCTTTCCGCGCTCGCATGGAGGAAGTCCACGAGAACATTATGAATCGCCTTCGCGCAGAGGCTGAGGACGCCGCACGGCGCATGGGCGACAAGATCGAAGACCAGCTCAACCAAGGCAAGTTCAAAGAAGAGCTGCGTAACTTCATAACGGATTTCGTTACGTTCCCGACCGCGATCATGAAGGGTCCGAACGTCAAGCGGCGCAAAGCCTTGGCGTGGGGTCCCGAGTTCCAAGCAGTCGTGACCACAGAATTCGTCAGGGAGATGGAGCGGGTCAGCCCGTATGACATCTTCCCGGCACCAGCCTCGACGGGCGTGAACGACGCGTACTTGATCCAGCGTCACCGCCTGAACCTTAATGGATTGGAATCCATGAGCGGGACGCCGGGCGTCAATGAAGATGCCCTGACGACCGTTATCGAACGCTATGGCCGCAAGGGCTATCGCAGCTGGCTGCAGGGCGACAGTGAGCGCCGTGACCTCGAGGGTAAGCCTTTCCGTTTCCCTATCAACACGAACGAAATTGAGACTGTTGAGTTCTGGGGTACGGTCAACGGTCAGTGGCTGATCGAGTGGGGTATCAAAGACAAGACGATCCTTTC